TGCCTGACAGAGCATCTGTTGCGCGAGTTGGCGACCAACCTCATCGCCCCCGGTGTGGCTGATCAGAGAGACGGGGGCTGACATGAACGCACTCGACGCCTGGCGCTCCCGCCCTCTGACAGTCCGCACGCTGGTGCGCTGCGATAGCTGCGAGACGCTGAAGACCGATGTGGAGAAGCGCTCGAACTACTGGCCCAGCGTCAAGCCGACAACTTGCTGCAACGGCTGCTTCCAGAAATTGATCGACGAGGCCCAGGGTCTCATCGCGTGCTGAGGGGAATGAAATGAGCGAGATTAAACATACGCCAGGGCCGTGGAACCAGAAAACGCGCCCGTCATCATGGGGAATGATTGATGACGGTATTTGCGGGCCAGATGGCGAGCAAGTGAGGGTTCATGGAATGACCCTTTCTTCATCAGATGAGGCTAAAGCCAACGCGAACCTGATTGCTGCCGCACCAGAACTGCTCGAAGCCCTCATTGCCGTTGTTTCCATAGCTGACCGCGCAACGGTTGAGTTCGACAAAGCCCACGCCGCGATCGCCAAAGCTACAGGAGCCTGACATGAGCGCAATTCCACTGGTCATCAATCGGACCATGAAAACGGGCGACTGGCTGTTCGATACGCAGCTCGAAGCCGCCGACAACGCCGCATGCGTGCAGTACGACCGGCGCGAGGCGATCGAGAAAGGTGTCACGTTCGCGGATCTGCTGGAAGAAATGGCCGACTTCACGGAGCCACGCGCTGAGGTCTTCATGCAGGCATATCGGCGCGGACTGGCTGACGATAAACACGTGCTTTTTGTGCTGATCGATCAAGCTTTCGAAAGAATCGTTGAACAAAAACTCAAAGGGGAATGACATGAAAGTGACTATCAAGTGTTTCGTGCACGCAGAGAAGGAACCGTGGGATCTCGAAGTGAAGCACACAATCTACCCGTTCGATATGACCAGTACGAGCAGCCGCTCTTTGGCACTCATTGGTGAGCAGGACATCGAAATCGAAGTGCCGGATGGCTTCGACATTCGCCCCTCCTTGGTCGCCAACCTGGAACGCGAGAAGGAGAAGCTGAGTCGCGAATTCAACGGGAAGGTAATGGAGATCAATCGGGAAATCCAATCTCTGCTGGCGATCGAGAACAAGCCGACCTCGATGGCGGAAGCAGAAGAAGCGTCCGACATTCCGTTCTGAGATGCGCTTATCTGGTGATGGGAGGTTGATGTGAGCGAGATTAATGATGGTGGGCCAGCGTTTCCAGTCCCTTACCACCCCGAGCAGCAGTGGGAAAACCCGGCCGGTATGACGCTGCGCGACTACTTCGCGGCGAAGGCGATGGCTTCGTATCTCATGCCGGCAGGAAGCGGTCAGACATGGGCGCAGAGATCCGACTTCGACTACATCGCCGAGACCGCTTATCTCGCAGCTGACGCTATGCTCCGCGCCCGAGGTGCCGCGTGAAATTCTTCCTAGCCCGCTTCGCCGGCCGCCTGCACCGCGCGTTCGCCGGAATCGACCGTGAGCCTATCGCGCATCCTGACTTCTTCGGTGCGGATGTTCTGCTGGTGATCTGGAGTGCACTGTTCGGGTCGTGTTTTACGGCGTTGGTCATGACGGCGCTTTTCTGGGATCACGCGGTCAACGTTATTTTCGGAGGGTGAGATGAACAAATACTGGATGCAGGACGTGAAGCATATCAAGCCGTCGCTGGCTGACCGGATCGACCTCGCGCTGATCAACTTTCCGATGCGTACCGCGCTGATGTTTTTCGCGCTGGCGTTCATAACGGTCATCGGGGCGAATCTGGCAGCGGCGCAATGAACGAAGACGACGACTGGCGCCAGCAGCAGGAGCTTCAAGAATATTTGGAATGGATGGAAACCTACGGAGCAACACATGGAAACGCAAAAGACAGGCCTTCAGAAACTGCGCGAGCCGTTCCCCGCTCACCAGATCAGCACGCTTCCAAAGCCATACAAAAAGGATTCGCCGAAGAGTAAATGCAACATCTGCGGCGGCTTCCATGGAATGCCCGCTGTTCACCTGGATTACGTCGGCCATGCTGCCCTGACTGATCGGCTGCTCGATTGTGACGAAAACTGGACGTGGGAGCCTGTCGCCTTCGGCGCTGACGGATTGCCCCTGCTCGATCAGTTCGGCGGCATGTGGATCCGCCTGACGGTCTGCGGCGTGACGCGGCTGGGCTACGGCGACGCCCAAGGCAAGACCGGCCCCGATGCCATGAAGGAACGGATCGGAGACGCCCTGCGCAACGCTGCAATGCGCTTCGGTGCGGCTCTCGACCTGTGGCACAAGGGCGATCTGCATAAGGATGAAGAGCCCGAAGAAAAGCCTGCATCGCTGCCAGAAAACGAACTTGAAGACCTCCAGATTGCCATGCGCGAGGCCGAGGACATGGAAGCGCTAGACCATGTTGCGGCTCCGCTCAAGACGTTGCCGCTTTCGGAAGAGCAGCGGGCAACACTATCGGCGGCATATTCGAAGCGCAAGCGCGAACTGAAGGTAGCCGCGTGATGGACCTCTCGACCATCGACCCGGCTGTCATCGAAGCGCGCGGCAAGTACGCGACTGTGAACGGCGAATACAAGACGCTCATGTCCACCATGCAGTCGTGGGCGCAGCAAGCTTGCGATGCGCTTCGGCATGGTCTGAACGATCCGGACCCGAAGGCTGCGGCAGACCTGTTCAACCAGGCTGAGAGCCTGAGCTATCAGCTTATGGTCAACGCATCGACGGTGGCCGAGTTGAAGGCGCAGAAAGATGAGTTTTGGCAACTTGCTTGGGGGAAGTAAATGGCCATTTTCACGCTAAGAAATCGCGAAGCCGCAGCGGCAGCCTGGAAGTTCATTAAGGACAATGCGGCAGAACAGGCGCGTATAGGCCAGCCGCTGGTGGTGAGCGTCGATGCTTATCAGGCAAAACGGAGCCTTCAGGCCAACGCCCGCTACTGGGCGATGCTCGACGACATTGCCGAGCAGGCAGAGATCGAGGGAAAGCGCTTCAGCCGCGAGGCATGGCACACGTACTTCCGCGAACAGTACGCGCCGAAAGAAGACGGCCCAGCAGGCTTGGTAGCAATGAGTACCGCGCAGATGAATAAGGAAACGTTCAACAACTACGTTCAGCGCGTCGAGGTCTATGCAGTACAGGCGCTGGGCGTCGAATTTTTGGAAGTTTGAACCCCCGAAAACCGCGTGGTGATCTCCGCGCGTGTGTGTTGGCCGGCGTCTGCATGAGCCGGTCCTTTTTCTGAGAGAGAACATGAAACGCATAGCGCTTTTTCTGCTGATCGCATGCCTGTCTGTTTTGGCCGCGTGCAACGACGCCGATGTAGCGTCCAGAAACCTGTCAACTGCGGCTGACAACTTCCAGATCTCACGACGGATCGTGTTCTACAACACGGTCGACAGCAGCTACATGATGACCATCGAAGGGCTTTGCTCCCTCGGTAATGCCGATAAGAGCGGCGAGCTTTCTGTGACTTGCAAGGTGGGCCCGACGAGTTTCAAGAAGCACTTTCTCGGCTTGTCGCGCAACGTGACCTACTTCGTCGAGCAAATGGATGCCGCTGAAGTCAGCCCGTATCACTACAAGGTGGTTTTCAAGCCGGCGCAGATTGTCCCGGACCTCGAAGTCAAGTGAATCCGCGCAGCGCGCGAAACAATCGAACAATGAGTGAGGGCACCATGACCACAATAGACGAGAAGCTTCAGATCCTGCGCGACGTCGCGCGCGACTTCATGAACCGCGACGGCCTGCGCCAACAGCGCGTGCTTGACCTGATCGAGGAGCTCGACGAGCAGATCGCACGGGAGATCGATGAGGCCTCGCCCACTCCCGCCGTGCAGGCAGAGGCGGTGCGTGAGCTGGTCTATCCCGCTGAATTCACCGATGAGTTGCAGTGGATTCTCGGCCTGATTTGCTTCCAGTGTATTCAGTACGCGCAGACGTTGCGCAAAGCTGGCCACGACATCCCGGCGAAGGCGGAAGCCGAACAAGCGGCCACCATCGACTGGATGCTGCGCCACTACCTGCGCGATCCGGAGAACTGGCGCAAGACCGCAGTTGAGGAGATGCGCGCTATGGCCGCCCCTGCTTCATCTGCCGGGGATCAGGAGGCGAGCAATGGCTGATTTCAAAGCGCGCATCCGCCGCGAAGTGCCGAAAGAAGGCGAGACCCGGGTCGTTTTCTCGATTCGTACGGCACGCGGCACACGCATGGAACTGGAAGGCACGTTCAATGAAGAGACCGTGCTTAAGGCGTGGCAGGAGTTGCACGCTGACCTGTCGAAGCGCGGCGGAGCCGCGAAGCTATGACCGCTCCCACCCATCCCGAAGGATTGAATATGACAGACAAGAAAACTCTGATGCGTGGCGGCTTCGAAGCTCAGCGTAAAGCGGGTATGAACGTCGATTGGTTCACGTGGCAAATCGCCTGGCACGATGCGCTGTTCCAAGTGCATGACATTGCTGGCGACGCCCTGCTATCTGCAAGCAAGCCTGCCGCGCCGATGGGGGATAGGGAGTCGATCATAGAAGCGATCGAGGGTGCGATCCGTGATGTAGGTCGCGGTGCTGACACGTACATGGCCGCCATGCTTGCTGCGGACAAAATGCTCGCCGCATTCCCTGCCGCGCCAGCGCAATCGGGGGAGCCGGTGACGATGGATGACGATGAGTTGGCCGAGTTCCGGCAAACAGCCGAGGACTTCGAGGATAACGGCGAAACGTCAACGCCCTACGACGTTCTGATGAACTGGGCAGAGCGCGGTTTCCTGGACTGCACTCATTTCGAATTGACCAATGCGGGGAAAGCGCTGATCGGCAAACCCGTCGATGTTGTTCACTTCGCTACGCCGCAGAACCTCTCCGCCCCGCAGCCATCTCCGACTGCCGTGGTGCTGGACGATGAGCAGAGGATAGCAATTGAGGCTGCGGTTTCAATCAGCCTAGATATTGAGAATGAATGCCACGATGGCTCATTCCTTTCGGACGTTTCCGTGCAGGCGTTGCGCAATCTTCTCGACGTTGAGCAACCAGTAGCACAGACGCGGGCGCTGACGATGGACGAGTATCACGAAGATTACGGCAACGTGGTCTGGTGGACTTGGGAAGATGGGGAATGGCTTGGTGAGCCAGCATGGATCGGCACACCGAACGACAGCGACTGGCCCGGTTATCACACGCACTGGACTCGGCACCCCGCATTTCCGACTGCCACCCAGCCAGCAAGCGGAGAGAAACATGAGTGACCGAGATCTCTACGAGTCTGTGTCGAAACGCGTTCGATATGAGGACGGTCGGTTATTTTGGGTCAGGCCGCATATGAGCGCCTTAATAGGAACTGAGGCCGGCTGTTGTGATTCGTTGGGGTATAGACGGATAAACCACGGGAAAAAAAGGCTCTTGGCGCATCGGGTAATTTACTTCATGCACTATGGCGAGATCCCTGATGTGATTGACCATATCGACGGCGATACGCGGAACAACCGAATCGAGAATCTCCGTACGGCTACAAGAAGTCAGAATAGCATGAACTGCAAGATGCGAAAGAGCAACACCTCAGGCGTTAAAGGAGTCTATTGGCACCGTACCGCATCTGCATGGACGGCAAGTATCAGGGTTTCCAAAGTTTTAACGCATCTTGGAACTTTTGCTGATCGATTCGATGCTATCTGCGCGCGCAAATCAGCCGAAGCTAAGCACTATGGGGAGTTCGCGAGATGACGGAAAGAGAGAAGTTTGAGGCGTGGTGCCGGGAAGAAGGGATTAATCCTGACAAGTGCGATCGCGCCGGAGTCTATTCCTACCCTTCCGCGCGTGTGGCATGGCGGGCTTGGCAGGCTTCTCGCCGCGCAGCGCTGGAGGAAGCATGCGCTGCAATCAAGGCCGAAGACGATCGACAGAACGACAACGATTACATGCTGGACTCGGACGATTGCATTCGAGTGGTGCGCGCTCTTGCCGATGGAGATGCAACTATCGACGCCGCGCTGGCTAAACAGGCGAAGGGGGTGTGATGAGCGAAATCGAAATGTTGGAACGCGCGTTCGAGTTCTACGAAGCGCGCCGGCCGCGACCGGCCCAAGTGACAATCGGCCAGGCCGCCGAAATGCTCGGTCTCAGTCGGTGGACCGTGAGCAAGATGCTTCGCGCCGGCCAGTTCAAGCTGAACAAGTGCGGCCTGATCCCGATCGAGCAGGTAGACAAGGTGCTACGGCCAAGTTAAAGGCGCGCGGCGATGTCCTCGGCAGACTCTCGGTAATACGTCGACATGAGAATCTTCAGGTCGGCGTGGCCGCTGATTTTTGCCAGGGTCATCACGTCCACCTTTCGCGACAGCCGCGTCAGCGCTTCGGCGCGCGAGTCGTGGAAGTGTAGATCAGCGATGGATGGAACCGACTCAGCCAGCCGATCTCGCGCCCTTCTGAACAAGACATCGAGGGAAGACGACGAGATCGCGAAGCACTTCTCTCGGTCAGCCACCGGCCGCAGCAGACGAAGCGCCTGCCGAGTCAACGGGATCTCGCGCGGCCTGCCGGTCAGGTGTTGCGTCTTGTGCGGCACGCGCGCGACGCGGCGCCGCATGTCCAGCGTGGTTTTCCCAAGGCTCAGTATCTCTCCGGCACGCATGGCCGACCGGATCGCCACCAGGAATGCAAGCGCGGCTTCCTGACTGAGCGACCGCGGCACTTCGCCCGACCTATAGCCGAGCCATCGGCAGATCAGCTTGACCTCTTTCGGTGAAACGCGTCTGTCGCGCGGCGGCGGATCGGACGGCTGACGGAAACCTTCGAACGGACTTGTATCCAGCCAATGCCATTCCTTGCGCGCGATATTGAACGCATTGCGCAACCAACTGATATCGCGCTGAACCGACGCGATCCCCACGCGCTCAACTGGCTTCCCATTACTCCCCACGAAACCTTTGAGGCGCGCATCTCGCCATGCCGCGAGGTCGGGCGTTCGCACTTCGTCAAGCGTCTTGTTTGCCAGCTCGGGGAAGTTGCGCAGGAAGGCTCGCAGGCGCAGCGACTCGGGGCGAGAGCCCTTCTTTGCCGGGATGATTTCCTCGTCGTAGCGCTCCAGCATCTGGCGCAGGGTATGGCGAGATGCCGGCCGCTTTTTGCTCTGCTCACGGATCTCATGCTCGCGCGCGGCAGCCCATGTCTTGGCCTCACGCTGTGTGCGGAACGTTTGGGAATCGCGTTCCCCATGGACGTAGATCTGAGCGCGCCAGCCGTCTTTGTAGGCAGTGATGGAGGCCACGTGGGGAGTCCCTTGGGTAATGTTTGGGGACTCGATTCTACAACTTGCGGTGTTTGGTGGGGAATGTGGGGAGTAGGGGTAAACCGGAGATCCCCCCTAACTCTTTGTTTCTACACAAATACACCTTGACAGTGGATTTGTATAAACTATTATTGGTGCGTGAGGCCGGACTCGTCATTGCCTTTTGGTCTGGCCTTGTTTTTTCGTGGGGAGTTTTTGGGTAGCGCCGGGCTTGATCCGGACTTGCACCCTCAAGAAATCGGAGTATCGTGCCGATATTCAATAACCAGACAATTACGCATGCTGTTGGTGCGCGCCGGAGAGTAGAGATGGACCATACCAAAAATCGACCGACTGTAGCGGTCATCGTGCCCTATTACAACGGATCGAAATGGATCGAGCGCGCGATAAAAAGCGTCGTATCGCAGACGATCCCGCCCGATGAATTTGTGATCGTCAATGATGGTTCGAAGCCTGACGAGCGCGCGGCACTTGTTCCGCTGGCGGCGAAATATGGATTTCGCATAATCGACAAGGCGAACGGCGGTCAGGGTTCGGCGCGCAATGCTGGCGTCGCGGCGACGAAGTCGGGATTCATCTCCCTGCTCGACCAGGACGATTTCTACCTGCCCCAGCATATCGAAGACTTGCTTGAGCTAGTCCCCGAACGAGATCTTCGGCTAGGCTACGTCTACGCCGATCTGTGCGAAGGCGACGAAGACGGCAACATCGTCCATTCGAACATGCTTCGCCAGCAGGTCGGGATGCACCCGAAGCAGGGCAATATCACCCACATGCTGGGCCATGATCTGCATGTCCTGCCATCAGCGTCGTTGATCCTGCGAAGCGCGTTTGAGGCTGTCGGCGGCTTCGATGAGCAGTTCATGGGCTACGAAGACGATGACCTGTTCCTGCGCCTGTTCCGCGCCGGATATACGAATTACTATCTGGACAAACCGGTAACGGTCTGGTGCATGCACACCGGGTCAACGTCGTGGAGCGTCAAGATGTCGCGCAGCAGGTTCAAGTATTTCAGGAAGCTGGTTGGCATATACGGGGATGAGCCGAAGAAAAACCGCTTCTACCTGAAAGACTGTCTGATACCGCGATTCGGCCCGGCCTTCGTCAATGAAGCGAAAAAGGCGGACAAGGATAAATCACCGGATGCCTCTGAGCTGCTGGATATTCTGTGTGCCTACCGCGATATCGTCGAAGTCAACAAAAACGTCGAGGACGATTACAAGCGCTATCTGGCCCGCGTGATCAATATCATCAAGGGTGAGCCGGTAACGAAAGAGATATACGGCACCTATCAGGAATCGCTCTATCAATGCTACCTGTCAACGTCGTGGAAGATAACGTGGCCCCTTCGTCTGGGCAGCGAGGATCTGATACCCGATGACGAAGAGACCGCATACGAGAGATTTATGCGTGTGCGCGCTTCGCTGTCGTGGAAGGTTGCAGCGCCGGTACGCATAGCAAAGCTGGCGTTGCGCCGGCTGGTCGTTAGTTGATACGCGTTGCGGTCAACGTTCCGTTCACGCCCATCGTGCTAGTGCCGAATACCGAGAACGCCACGCAGAAGACGGTCGTAGGGGCCGAGAACGATTGAGCAAAAATCGGCGTGGAAATGACCTGACTTTGCCCGGCAGTAAAACTTGCAGCCAATTGCGTTGCCTGAAAGTAGTTCGCCGGGAAAACTGCTGACGTTGTCGTAACCCCGCCATTGATAGAGCCGATCGTTGTTGTCGCGCCGGCAATAAAAGCGAACGAGCATTGTAGATTCCAGTTTCCTGCCGGCACGCTGAACGAAGTCGCATTAGCCGCGGTGCCGGTCGTCAGGGATGTTCCGCTAGTGCTGTGCAGGATGGTCTGACCGACCATGCCGGAAGCTGCGAACGATCCTGACGTGCTGCCGGTTGACGTGACAACACCGGTGCCGCTTACCGAATACAGCGCGGTTCCGGAGTTGTTGTCCAGCCAAAATAAGCTCGCTCCGGCCGGAAAGTTATTGGCTTGCGCCCACAGGCCGTTTTTCCAGCCAGTGCCGTTCAGTCCAATGGCTGCCGTGGCCGGATTAGCGAAGTTAGCCAACCACAGACCAACCTTCATCTTCGTCGCGCCGAGCGGCGAAGCAACAGTCGAACCGTTGTTCACCACGTCGATTTCGTTACCGATAAGCTGACCGTCACCACTGGGGTTGATGGTTGCTATGTCGTTGCCGCCCCACGCGAAACCATTGGTGACAGTACCCGCGATAGCTCCGTCCCGGCGCGCGCCTACGGCATTCGTAAAGCCGTCGCCCGTCGCATCGATGGCCTGAAACTGTGCACAGTCCTGCTCCGCCAGGGAAGTATTGGTCGGAGTGATATAGCACGCGACGTTAAACCCGACCTGGTGCCCGACTGCCGAATTGACCGAACCCCAACGCCAGAACGAATTCAACCAGCCGCTGAAGGTGGGCGAGCCCGGCGCCGCGCCGACCGTTTCGCTTGTCACCGCGTTACCAGAAAGCGCCTGTCCGATAGTGAAGGTTGAGGATGTCAGCCCGTTAAGTATCGCATTGCCCGACCATGCCGGCGCCGTGCTTGCGCCAGTCGAGACGATCACCTGTCCGGCTGTCGAGCCGGCTGGGTTAAGCAACTGGACCGGGTTAAGCGTAGCCCCGAACGAAGCAGCGCAGACCAGAGCGAGAGCCGCGATAGTGAGAAGTCGTTTCATGTTATTTCCCGTCAGGAATGATGGCGTCTCCGCCGATGGTTGACGTGAGAGCGTTGTCGCAATGGCCTGGATTGATCCAGTCAAGAAGACCGCACAGCACGCAGCCCCACTTACGTCCGGCGTTGCGTGCCTTGGCTGATCGTTCGCTGATCGTTTCGTTGCTCGCACCGAACAGGACGATGACGTTCACGCCGATGTCGAGCCACTTCAGGATGTTCAGCAGGTAGTTTTTGACGAGATTCATTGCGCCGCTCCTGGAGTCGATTGAGCGAGCAGTTCGGTTTTGCGATCGCTGCCGGCCGAGCTGCCGAAGTAGTAAGCGATGACGCCGGTCCATGCCGTACCGAGCGAGCCAAGCATCAGCATCAGCGCGTCGTGCGTGGCCTGTGGAAGCTGATAGAACATCATCACGGCCAGCACGCCGAAGAATCCGAAGGTGACGAACATTGCGAGGAACGGCGCCGTCACGCTCTTGGTGCTGATCTGCATTGCACGTGCGCTGGCCCGGTCCTGCACTGCCAGACTTGCGAGCGTCTCGGTGTCCTTGAACCCGGCTTGCGCCATTGCGAGCGCGTAATCCTGATCCTTCGCACGCATCGCGGCCAGTTGCTCGGGCGTCGCGCCACTGATAGCCGCAGCGATTGCGGTCTGCCGATCGTCAGTAGATTCATCCGGTTTGGCAGTGATGCCGAACACGCTTTCCAGTGCCATCACAGCGCCCCCGGCGAGCGGCCCACCCAATGCCGTTGCGATCGTCGGCGCCAGCGTCTTGACGACGTTCAATGCCGATGTCCATGCGCTCATAGCGATTCCCCCGTGCGCATCATTTGCGCGAGTCGTTGTGCGCGCGCGCCGACCTGTGAGGCCCACGCGCTATTCAACATCCCGTCCGCAGCGTCGTCATACCGACCCTGACGCATCGCCGCGAGGGTGTTCTTGAAGCCTGCGAGCTTGCTCATGCCGAGGTTGAAGCACATGTTGCAGATGACGCGCTGACGCACGTCGTTCAGATCGGTCCACCACGGGAGATCGCGGTTCAGATCCGAAAACACGTTTGAGAGGTCGCTCATCAGGAGTTGATTAACCTGATCGTCAGAGAGCGGATAGGACCAGCCTGTGGGCAGCGGAGACGCTTGCAGGTTGTGCCCTACCCCTGTGGTTGGAATGCCCTTCGTGTCCGCATACGGCACATAGCGCACGCCCTCATCGCGGCGTAATTCAACGATGAGTTGTGCTTCGTTATCTGGATTCATTCGCTACCTCTGCGTCCGCCATTGCGGATCAGGTAAAACGCCTGCAAGCCGATATAGACGATCGTCGCAGCAGCGACGTACCAATTGATGTCGTGTCCCTCTATCCATAGCCACCAGTTCGCCCCGATTGGTGGAACTGCCTTTACAGCGCTCGCTGCGATGTCTTTCATTTGATTCCCCGTTTTGGTCATCTGTTTTTTCAAAGCATCTTCACGCGGACAGTGGTCGCGAAGTCAGCCGCAGCCCCTGTTCCATTGGCTGTCTGGATAGCTACCTGAGTCGCGCTTATCACGAGGCCGCTGGCCATCGCGATTCCTGACGTGTTGGGAGTGACGGAGACGAGCGCTGCGGACGTGAGTTGAGGAATGGTCAGCACGTATAGGCCGGGGCCAGTTTTCGTACATGTAGTCACGCCGAGGCTGTTCGAGAGAACGCCAGCAGAACTGATCTGACACACCGCTTCGCCATCGATCAGTGAACTTGGAGTTACGGCCGGTTGCTCGCTGGCGAAACTGAACGTGTTGTCATTGAGCATGTCATTCGATCGGAAACCGAAATAACCGCTTCCGCCTGGAGCCTGAACAATGGCGGGGTTGTGTGGTACCAGGCCGCCATTGAAAAATCCGTTGCCGCGGATCTGCGCGTTGAAAGGACTTCCAACGGCGCCCAATGCCGATGCATCGATGAAGATATGGTTGGTGACGAATTTCGTCGCGTCGATCTTGTCGAACACGTTGCCTTCAACAACCATGTTTCCATGCGGCATGGGATTGACAAGCACCTGAAAGATGTCAGCCGGCCCGAAATTCCCTTCGAAATAGTTGTTATAGAAGCTGCTCGCTGCGCAACCCGTCCCGCCGTTGTAGGTCAGAGTGAGAGTCGCTGCAGTGCCGTTGCCATTGCCTTCAAACGAGCAATTTCTGAACGCGACCACAGTGCCCAACAGAGACGTGCCAGCGCTCTTGATATTTGAGTCAAATGCGCATGAATCCCATTCGATCAGGTTCGGCGGCGTTACCGTGCCCTGCTGCGCAAGAAACCCAAGGTTATTTCCAGACAGAGAAACCTTGACGAGCTTCATGCTATTGACGTCGGTAAGCTGAAGGCCAGTATCGAAACCTGTAATAGCGATATCTTCGATGACGCCGTGAATCGTCGTGCTAACAAGCAAACCGACGCCAGCGGGTGTGGCAAATGGCCGGTTGATGCGAAATCCCTTGACGGTCATCAGGTCCACAAAATCACCGGCGCCGATCACCGAAAGAACGGGCGATGCGCTCGCCCCGGTATAGAACAGCAACGTATCTTCGGAACCGTCGCCCTCTATACGCGGCCGTCGCCCATGATCGTTGAGTCCACCACTGACGTTACTGAACTGAGCCACCAGCGGAGTGCCGATGATGTAGCAGCCAGATGGGATGACAAGACGGCTGTTCTGTGAAATGGCGGTATTCAGTGCAACCTGAAACGCGGCAGAATCGTCAGTGATGCCATCGCCCTTCGCGCCGAAGTCCTTGACGCTGATTCGCTCCCTGAGCTTGCTCTGGACAGTCCGGGAGAGTGAGCCCGCATCGCCTTCGATGTACGCTAGCTTTGTGCTGTTGATGCCAGCGTTCGCCGCAACGGAGGCATCCGTCACAGCCCCCGTTCCAGGTGTGCCGATGGCGATCGTCGTCCCGATCTTGACAGTGACGAGAGTCACGCCGACCGGGATCGGCGAATTGAACGTCAGCGTCGTGCCACTCAGAGAGAGTTGGTTGTCAGCCTGATAGGTGCCATCGAAATACACCCACATGTTCTGGACAGAACCAGGGGCGGTGGTCAGCGTGAGTTGTGTCGTAGTGCCAGGCGTGAAATTCGTGCCGGCAACGAACAGGTTGTCTGTCAGATCGCCAGTGAGGCCAGCATTCGGATCTTCGGTGATCTGATCCCAGATCGTGACGCCCGATGCATCCTTGACAATCTGCCGATAGATTCCATTTCCCCAGATGATCGCCTGACCGCGGCTGTCGAGCTGCACCGGGTTCGTGTTGGCGATCGTGCCGGCCGAGTCCTGAAACGTGGCCTTCGGGTTAAGCGTGCCAGGGAAGTAGAATCCGACTGTGCCGCTGGCAAGCGGTTGCCCAGCGGAGTCGATGAATTGACTCTTTGCGTTCGGCAGGATTTGCATGTGGGCCCCAAAACAAAAAGGCCGCTCAATTGGCGGCCTATAATAAAGAAGCCCTCACTGGGAGGGCTCGGAGATTTCAATGAATGGTGATCAGTTCTGGAATGCGGTCGTCAAGACGGTTGTTTTCTGCCTGCTTGTGGTAGTGATCCCCCCGATTTACCGCAGACTATTGCGGGCGTGTGATCGCATTGATGAGCGCATTGCCCGCAGGCGCGGCGAGTGGGACTCCGTAGCGGGAAAGCGCATTCCCTACTGGGACCGCGAAACCGGGCCGCGCCGTAAGTAGAGCTTGCGCAGCCTTCTGACCCATTGCCGTATAAGGAAGTGCGCCGACGCCCATCGCAGCAGCCAGCGGCGCGGTATAGCCGGGCACGAATGCCTGACCCAACGCGGCCGGTCCCATCAGGGCGAGCAGCGCGCGACCCGGAGTGCCTGAATCCGGGTATTTCGACCCAAGCACGGATTGGCCAGCGCTTGAGAAGTCCTGCATCAGTGCGTTGCCTGTTGCAGTCGCGCCTTTCCCTGCTGACTTATCCGCGCCGCGCACTGCATTATTCAGTTGCGCCGCAGTGAAAACGCCTTCGTTGTTCATCGCCCCTTGCGAGCCGGCCGCCGCGCGCAGGCGCACGAAGTTGGCATAGGCCGAATTCGCATTTGCCAAGTCCTGAACAGCATCCGACGCGTTGTTACGCGGCAAGGATTGCTCGACAAGGTTTTTCACCTCGCCGATAGCCTGTCCGAGCTGCTGATTATCGAAAGACGGATCGCCGGTCAGGCCGCGCGAGATACGGCCAAGTTCGCTTTGAACGCCCTTCAGCGTCGCGCCGTCCATTTCGCCTTGTGGCGACAGCTTGCCGACGATCTGGTTTTTCACCACGCTCATGAACTGGCCTTGCTGCGCCGGGGGCAGGTTCTGCGCCATGCTGGCAAGGTTTCCAAGGTCTGACTGGAACTGCGGATCTGCCTTGAACGTCAGTTTTGACAGCGCATCGTCATAGGCATTGCTGATCGTCTTCTGTACGGCGGCAACGCCTTCATTGCCAATCGGGCCATCATAGGTCTGACCGAGCGGCGCAAGCACCTCGTTATAGGTCGCCTTGTTGAATCCCTGCACGGCGCGTTGCTGGCCGTTTTTAATCATGTCGCCGACGAATGGAACGCTGGTCAACTTGGCTTCGGTGCGCGCCGCGGCGCCCCCGAGAATCTGACCTGGTGTGAGCGGCACGCCGGCATCAAGAAGCTTCTGCTGAGCCGCGCCGACAGTGGGAGAAACCGCCGCGCCAATTGCTCGCATCAATGGATTGGCGACGCCGCCGACGATCGCGCCAGTCCCGGCTTGCTGCAATTTCTGGTTAGCGTACCCTTTCGACACGTCAGTGACGGGCTCAATCAGGCTATTGGCCGCACCAGAAAGCGCGCCAGCACCGATGCCGCCAATAACGCCGCTGCCAGCCGGCATTGCTGCCGCGAGAGGGACAGCGCCGATTGCATTACCTACTCCGCGACCGATGTCTATGCCGGTGCCGCCGTTCGCCGCGCGCTGAGCCGCATATTGCGCATCCTGCGACTGGATGGTCTGGTCGATCTGCGGAACTGCTGCATTCAGGTCTTTTGTGAACTGCGCGTCGGGCGCGATCTTATTCGCCAACCATGCGCCGCCGTGCGCGAGCGACTGAACGCCGCCTTTGATTGCATCGCCAATACCCATCGTGACCGCGCCAGGAGGCTGCCACGGCTTTCCGTTGACAGTCTGCTGCGCTGTCGTTGGCTGAACAGTCGCTGCCGGCGCTGTATCCTTTGCTGACATCACGCTGTTCGCCATCGCCAGGAGGGGATCATCAGCGGCCTGCGCGGGCTGTGCCGATGCCGTAGGCGCTGCGGGAGTAGACGAAGACGCTGCGGAGCCTGATTGGACCGCATTCGCCATATCGAGCAATGGATCACCAGTCGATGCCGGCGGCGCTGACGTGGGCGCGGCGGCCGGCTGTTTCGTAGCTTGCGGCATGATCTGTTGTCCTGTGGCCGAGATGACGGGCGCACCGCTCATCTGTTGCGGGCTGAGTTCGGCTGCATTTGCGCTGCCAGAGATCGCCGAGGCAATCGCGTCCCCGAATTTCCTCACCATTCCGACCGCGCTCGACAGCTTGTTCGCATAGCCTGAGTCTTGCGCATAGCCGCCGGCCTTCAATGCTTTGCCATATGCAGACGCATCAGAGCCCGCACCTATGGCCCCTTTGTAGTTGCTGCTGATCAGGTTAGCAAAGTCATTGCCGAACGCCTGCGGGCTCGAATAGGCGCGGTACTGATCATTCGAGCCGGTCTGGTTATCCGTCGCGGCAACGCCCGGCCCCTTGATGTTGCCGAGGTTGTTCGTGCCGGGAACGACCGACTTGCCCCAGCCGGTTTCCAGTCCCCATTGTCCGAGCAGCACATCGGGCGCGACGCCGATCCGCTGGCCGACATCTGCCGCGACCGGCGCGTATTGCTGGATGAACCCTTGAACGTTCGGCATCAGAATGCCCCGAGTGCCTTCATGGCCTGATAATCCTTCGTCCACTGCTGGAGCTTGCCGTCAGCTTTCATCTGCTGCATCGCTGCTTGCTGATCCGCCGCGTCACCAAGCGATCGGACATAGGACACGTCAGGATTGAATGCCTGATTCCACTTCGTCTCGAACTGCGGAAGCTGGCTGGTGTTGTTGCCGTTCTGCGCAAGGAAATTCGTCGTCGCATTCGAGCGGTCAAGCACGGCTTGCTGCAAACCCTTCACGTGCTGGATGGACGATAGAAGCGCGGGCGCGTTCATGTTGTGCGGATCGGGCTGGCCGGCCTTCGCCGCAGCAAGGCGCGAATCGCTGCCAGAGAGGCCGAGAGCGGACGCCGCCTGATCTGCCGCACCATTCAGGTAATTGACGAGCAACTGATTGTTTTTGACGGTATCGGACCCGGCGGTAATGCCAAACGTGTTCAGCAACGCCGGCACGTTGAGCGCAGATGCGCCACCCTTACCCGGCAATGCTGCCTTAGCTGCCTGCGTCGCGAGGTCATAGGTCTGCATCATCGGCTTGGCCTGATT